GAGGCTATTCAGGATCCTGCTTTGAGGGACACGGTGCGCTGGTACGCGGCTCACATTGACCAGTTGTCACCTGAGCTGATGAGGGCGATTCTCACGGATGAGGATTTCTTCCAGAAGGCTTTGACAGTGTGGGACAACAAACGGTTTGGGCCTAAGCCTGCCTCGGAGCATGTTGCTTTGCAGGTGTCCGAGGTGTTGAGGCGTGACCTCCACAAGCGGAAGCGTTCCTCACAGTATGTGACGGGGTGGTTGCTCATTACTATCGCGTTAGTGAGTGCTGCACTTGTGGCAAGTGTTGCACTCCTGATTGGGGCGATCTGATGGGCTGGGTGTTGATGGTGGTGGGTGCAGGGTTTCTGTTCGCGCCAGGGATGATTGACCCGCTGGCCCCTATCAATGGTGCCTCGCTTATTGGCTTGGGTTTGGTTGCCTGGGCTTCCATGAAACTACTGAAAGGGAATAGCTAATGGAAATTACATTGGATGAGATAACACCTGAGCTGATGCAAGAACTGTCTGCTGAGGTTGAGGAACAGAAACTTTCTGCGCTGACACAGTATGAGGTGCGGTCTTTGGGTGATGAGCTTGATGTTGCTGTCACCTATGCTTCACAGGTGTTGGCCCGCTGCCAGTTGCGGGCGATCCGTTTGGACAACCTCGGGGTTGAAGTGCCTGAGATTGCGAACATGTTTGATATGCCGGTGAGGACTGTGAGGAAGTGGTTGCGGTCACCGGTGAGGGTTGAGCTGGAAGGGGTGCAAGCATGATGGATTTGAAGTCTGATGGGCGTGATGTGAATGTGCGGTTGCGGGATGATGTGTGGGCGATGGAGGAACCTGGCACTTTGTCTTTGACTCGGACTCAGGCTCACACGCTGCGGTTACATTTGAACGCTTGGGCGATTGCCACACAGTTCGAGGACATTGAGGAAGATGGCTAACGCTCCGATGGGAGAGTTCCAGCCCACACCCCGTAACGCTCATCCGCTTCAGTAGCGTAGGCGAAACATTGTTCTTTGATAGGGCACTGGTTGCAGAGCTTGCGGGCCACCTTGATGGCATACTCCCTGGTCTGTTTGTCAGGGAAGTCTTCGGGGAAGAACACATCAGGGCAGTCCATGCAGGGCACACCACCTGCACTGTCTATTGCGTCACGCAGTTTGTGATGTGGGGACTGTCTGTGGTTGCTCATACAGTTATCGTAACGGAGGGGGAACAGTTTTGGAAACAATGACGGTGGAGGGGTTAGCTGACCTAATCCTTGAAGGGTGGAATTGCGCAATGTCTGACAGCGGGTATGTGTGGGACAAGGCTCACAGGGAAGTGACTGCAGCGGTTTCGGCCCTTGATGAGTTCACAGTGAACGCAGCCTACGAGGTTGCTAAAGGAAGGTGGGTGCGCGGTGATTACAGCTGAACGGTTTATGGCTAATAAACACTATTTCCCTCAGGGTTGGTTGTTGGCCCGCAGGGGTGGGGTGACGGCTACACAGGTGGCAAAGGCTGCAACGCCTGCAGGGTTCAAGCAGGCGGTAACAGAGTATGTGGATGACACACGGATCCCTGATAACCCTTACATGGCTTTTGGTAGGGATTATGAGCCTGTGATTGCGAGGACTGTTCACACGAAGTTCGGGATTCTCCCTAATGAGTGGCTTATCAGGAACGATAAGTTCCCTCACCACTTGGCTACCCCTGATGGGTTGTCCCCTGATCACACGATGATTGCGGAGATAAAGACCACAGGGAAGGATTGGGCTGACGGGGTTATCCCCATTCAGTACCGCAGGCAGGTGCAATGGCAGCTACATGTGACGGGTGCCGAACGGTGTTTGTTTGCGTGGATGATGCGGATTGATGTTGGGGGTGTGTTTGCTCCGGCATGGTTTGAGCCTGAGAGTTTGTGGATGGAACGGGATGAGGGCATGATTGAGCTATTGCGTGACACAGCTGAACAACTATGGAAAAGGGTGAATCATGGATAAGAAGGATGAGAACCTGTTGAAGGTTGCCACTAAGTATGTGGAGGATTTGCGGACTGGTTCGCAGCCTCATGAGTCGTGGCGTGATTATTGGAAACTTGAGGGGCGCATTTTGGCTCAGAAGGTAGGTAAGTGATGAATGAGGTGATTGATGAGGAACTGATTACTGTTTCTGTGTCGATGAGTGTAGAGGCTTATGAGCTTCTTCTTGCGCACGCAAAGGTGATTGATTTTGACCCTGACTACTTTGTTGAATCGCTTGTGGAGCTGTATTCAAAAGACTTCACTAAGAGAGTGATGGAGGTGTGCTGATGGTTAGGCCTAGATTGGGTGAGAGGCGTTTGACTCAGACTTCATTTCGATTGTTGCCTTTGGAGCTTGAAGCAATAAAGGTAGCGGCTGAGCGCGATCTGAAGACCACAAGTAGTTGGATTCGATTAGCGATGCAAGAAAAACTAGAAAGGGATAACAATGGTTAGCTTCAATCTGGCAGATTATGAAACTGTTGAGGAGCGTATCAAGCGCTTCTATAGTGACCATCCTGATGGCAGGATCATCACCGAGAATGAAACCCTGCCTGAGTACCGGACTGAGAAGCTTTGGGTGGTGAAGTCGCTGGTGTTTTTCTCTGGTGAGGATCTGGAACGCGGTTGCCCTAAAGCTACAGGGCTTGCGTATGAGGTGGACAGTGCTAGTGGGCCACAGAAGTCATCAGCCCTCGAGGTGTGTGAGACCAGCTCGATAGGCCGCGCCCTCGCTAATGCAGGCTACTCAGGGAATAAGCGTGCCTCGCGTGAGGAGATGGAGAAGGTGCAACGGTTCGAGCAAGCTGAGAAGGCCCGCGACTGGGTTGCTGAAGCTCAGCTCCTGACAGATAAAGACCGCCTGCGTTTACTATGGGGGGAAGCATCGAAAGCTGGTGCGCCCCTCGAAGTGTTAGAACAGGTGAAGGCTTATGCGGAACAACTTGCCCCTGCTGGCGAGCGTGACGGAGCTGACACAAGCGTACCTGGAGGCACAAAGAGCAAACGATCCGGTGGCAAGTGAGTTCTGGCGTATCGAGTTGTGTAGAAGGTTGGTGATGGTTTGTGATGGTATCGGAGATAGTTCAGGAGATTGCGGAGCTGACTTCTGAGAACAAGAAGGGTGTTGAGGCTTTGTATGCTGCGGAGGCTAACCTGGCTCAGGCTGAGAAGGATTTGGACACGGCTGAGGCAAGTGCGTTTCTTTCGGAGTCTGGGTCTGTCGCTGAACGGCAAGCGCACGCGAAGCTGAGGTGTGCTGATATCCGGTTTGAACGGGATATTGCGAAGGCGCAGGTGAATAGGGTTCGCACGAAGTTGCGGGTGATTGAGTCTGCTTTGATGGCCCAGGCTACGATGTCGAAGCTGATGCAGGCGGAGATGAAACTGTGACGAATCATGATGAGCAGTTCATCGCGGGGATGGCTCACTGCTATCACTTGCTTGCTCAGGAGGTGCGGGTGAAGCGCGAGGCGTTCCAGACGGTGTGGGAATTCTATTACGAGCATGTCGATTTTGTGGTTGACGCTGAAAGCACGGTGTCGAAGGAGTTGGCTTTCGCTTCGAGCGTGATTGAGCATTTAGAGACGAACCTTGAGGGCACTTACTTTGATGCCATTGATGCGAAGAAACGCAACGCCGTGCAGTGGCCAGACATGGAGCACGAAGAGGATAGCCTTGGGTAACAAATCCTGTAACCAAGGATAAAGTTTTGACACCTAATTTCCGTATATACACGGATGCTGATTTCCGTATATACATGGAACGTTTTGTACACATATACATGGATGTGTGTACGTACAGATTCGACCCTCCAGGATGCGAGCGCATACTATTTGCAGGCTGTTCCGGCTTGTACGCGCCGATGCGGGGCTGCCTGGAAGTGACTTAGGTAGACTGTAGGCATGGCAATCCCGAAGAAGATTCTGAAACAGGTTCAAGGGCGTGACCCTTACTGCTGGCATTGCGGGCGCGAGGATGACCTGGTGCCACACCACAGGATCAACAGGGGCATGGGTGGATCCAAGCTCCTCGACATCCCTGAGAACTTAATGATGGTGTGCGGGTTGTATAACGGGGCGATGGAGTCGGATTTCTTGGTGGCGCGTGATGCGCGTCACTGGGGTCACAAGCTCCCGGTGTGGGAGTCACCCGAGCACCCTGTGTTTGATTGTGTGGCGTTCAGGTGGTGGGTGTTGCTGCCTAACGGGTGGAAGATAATGGTGGCGGAACCTGTGCCATTCTGATTGTGCCAGTGGGTGTAGGGTGTTGCTATAACTGAATAAGAGATGGCCCCCCGCGAGGTGGAGTGCAGGAGGCCATCAGTAAACCGATGACATAACCATCGGCTAGTTACAAGTCTAGCCGGTAGAAGGGCAAGACAATGAACATAGAACCAGGGATTTACCGCCCAGAGTTCCCGATGGATGGGAACTTCACGATGGTGCCTAACGCGCTTATACGCGATGAGGAGCTGCCATCGAACGCGAAGCTGTTGCTCATTTACCTGTTGAGCCACAAGGTTGGCTATCACATCCTCGATGCTCAGATGATTCGAGAGAGTGGGATGGGCAGGGAGGCGTTGCGATCTGCTCGGAAGAAGTTGGAGGAGCTTGGCTTTCTTCACTTGGAGCGGGTACGGCAAGCCGATAACAGTCTGGGTGCTTACCGTTATGAGCTTCAGGATGCTAGAGGTTGGTTTTCGCCTGACGGGTTCCCGTCTGACGGGTTCCCGTCTGTGGGTCAGCCCACTGTGGGAAACCCACCTCACAATAGAAAACTAATTCCTAATAAAACTACAGTTAAGAACACTAATCTTGAGAACACTGGTGACCGTGATTTTGAGCATTTCTGGTCTATTTACCCTAAGAAGGATGACAAGCCTGTAGCTCGCAGAGCATTCGAGAAGGCTTTGGGGCGTACAACTCTTGAGCAGATAATTGAGGGTGCTGAGCGGTATCGCAACGATGCAAACCGTGAGCAGGCTTATACGAAGAACCCAAGCACTTGGTTGAACGCTGATGCTTGGGAGAACGATCCTTTGCCTGAGCGTGGGCGGAAGCTTACTAACGCCGAAAACGCTGCCGTATTGCATCAGAGGATTGTGGCGGAGGAGCAAGCTAAGCGGGGGGTGCTGGAGTCTGGGGTTTATGACTTTGGTGTGATTATCAGGGAGGTTGGCTGATGCGCCGTGATGAGGTTAGCAAGCTTTTGACTATGGTTTCTTCGTTGGATCGTCAGCCTGTGGATGAGGGCATGGTGGAGATGTGGTTGCGGGTGTTGGGCGGGTTTTCTTTTGAGCAGTGTGAGGCCGCGTTGATTCCTGCTTATAAGGAGTCGAGGTCTGGTTTTGTTACTGCTAAGGCTGTTTGGGAGGTTGTGCGCCGTGATGGTGTTTCTGTGAAGCCTCGGGCGTGGGTGGAGGAGTTGCATGAGCTGGGTGAGCATTGGGAGTGTAGGGCTGGGGAGTTTGGTTGCAAGTAGTTGTGTTGCCTGAATAAGTGTGTATAGTGGTAATCACAAGTCAAATGAAAGGGAAATCAAAATGACTAGCTACATCCCAGCCACAATAAATGACATTCAAATTGGTGACATTGTTCAGGTCAAGAAGAAGGGTGGCACACGATTCTCTAACAGCTATCGGATTGACAGGATTTTAGACATTGACAGCTTCTTAGGCCGCGCTCGCACACAGGGTGGGCTAATCCTGGGTTGCTCGAAAGGTCAGATTATTCATTACTCCGATTCCACCTACCGGATGCTTCCTAGGAAGTTCACCGCATGACAGCGTGGAAGGGTAACGAGTTCATCGAAGAGTTTGAGTGGCTGACTGAGAATGGGATGTCTATGATTATGGCCTCCCAACTGTTGGGTCGTAGGCCTGAAGCTTCTGAGCGCTATTTCCATCGGTACAACCGCCATGATTTGGCGAGCGGGTTGCGTGGAGAAATGTCGTGGCCTAATATCCCTGGCGGTCACAATGTCTGAAGTGAACTGGGGTGATGAGCTTGGCATTGACCTGGGTGCGCTTATGAAGGAAAGCCCGTTGAGCGGTGAAAGTATCCGAGCTGAACGCAAAATCAGTAAGAAGGCTGCAGAGTATTGGGCGCATGAACGGTTCCTTGCACAGATCCATGCTGACGCTCGGGACACAATTCCTGACACACAACCTGAGCCAATGAAAATCCGCAGGAATCGTACTAGAGTGAGTCGTTATGAGTTCACAGAAGCGCAGTTGCAGATTGCTGAGCGCAGCCTAGATGCCCAGGATTCAGTGCGAGCGTTGCGGGTTTGAATGGGATCTGAACAGTACACGGCAGAAAACGGTTTTGTGTGCTTCTTGCAGGGCACGAAAAGTGCAAACGGTTCACACGAAGAAGGGCAAGTGTTTGCCCTGGCATGGTGGGTTCGCGGGTGATGATGTGACTCCCCTTGATGATGATGGGCGGCTTGTGTTGCCTGGTGTCAGGGGTTGTGGGCATAATGATTGTGTGAACCCGTCACACATAATGAAATGGGAAGGGAATGACGATGGTTAAGAATGAGGCGTTGGTTTCGGTCACTGGCTGGCTGAACGATGTGAAGGATTTTGACTGGGGTCGCGCTTTGAAGGTGAGCGTGGATGTGAGGAAGAAGAACCATCAGGGTGACTGGGAGACGGTGGATAAGACTATTTATGATGTGACCACTGATGATAAGTCTGGTGACTTTGACCAGGTGAAGCAGGTGACGGTCACGGGCCGTATCTCTGGGACTAATGTTTTCCAGAAGCGTGATGGCACCTCGGGCTTCAGCATTAAGGTGCGTGGGGAGTCCATTGTTCCTGCTGGTGAGAAGGTGCAGGAGGCTGCGATTATGGGGCAGTGGCCTACGGCGAAGATTGGTCAGGGTAACCCTGTGGATGAGAGCGCCCCGTTCTGATGCGTTGGTCAGGGTTTGCTGTGTTGGGTGCGCTCGCTACCTTGTATTTTTTTCTGGCTGGGGAGGCTGAGGGGATCCTGCAGGCGTTTGGGTTTGTTGCCTCGGCGTTGCTGTACATTGTGGCTTTTTTGAATTTGGTGCGCCCTAGAAAATAGTTGTTGTGTGGGGTTGCGTTCTCTGTGTGTACGGGTATACACTAGAAGCAACAACAACGAAAGGGAACACAATGAACACCATCACCGCAGAAAAAGAAATCACCTTCACACTTTTTTACCGCAACAACCGCAAACCAGGAATGATTGACATCGAGCAGGCCACCGCAGCAGTTGCAGATTTAGCCCTTACAGAAGGCTGGGAGTTCAAGACCTGGACAGTTGATCGCTTTGGTCGCAACATCCTCGCATCAGCCCGCAAGCCCTCCTACACTTGGGAAGCAGCGGCACACCGCGCAGGCATTAAACTCTAAGCCAAACACAGAGAAGCCCCCTCTGCGGAGGGGGTTTTCTTTTGCCCGCTACCATAGAACCATGACCACAAACCTGCACATTAGCGTGCTAGGTAGACCTTCCCCTCAGGGCAGTAAGAAGCATGTGGGTGGTGGGCGCATGGTTGAGGCTTCCAAGTACCTCCCCGCGTGGAGGAAAGCAGTCTGCACTGCAGCGGTCAAAGCTGTCCAGGATGAGCTGTGGGCTGAACCTGCAGGGCCGGTGGAACTCGCTGTGACCTTCTACCTGGAACGCCCCACAACCATCAAACCGGATAAACGCCCTATGCCGATCAAACCTCCCGACCTGGACAAGCTGGTGCGCGGCGTTTGCGATGCACTTTCCGATGCAGGTGTTTGGGAGGACGATGCACAGGTGGTGAAGCTGACCGCGTTCAAAGAGTATGCAGACACACGGGAACCGGGTTGCGCCATAGAGGTCACCATTTTGTGACTGTTTGGGGTTAGACTTGAGCCACATTCAATGAAAGGTGGAAAGTTGAGATGTTAGAAGGATTGGAACCTCCAAAGCAAAGTTATCACTGCAAGGTTGGCACCTTCCTCATTAGTCTAGATATTGAGGACTCGCAAATCTTGTTGAAGGCGCTTGCTGATGAAACTACTTGGCCTGCTTGGACTCTTTCGCAGGCGTTGAAGGCTAAGGGTGTCCCTCTGGGTGATGGCCCTATCAGGAACCATAGGCGCGGGTCTTGCCGGTGTAGGGTTGCCTAATGCTTGACAACCTGGAACCAGCGAAGAAGGTTGAGGCACCTAAAGATTTTAGGGCTGGCCTGGACTTTGATGGCACTGAGGGAACCGCCAC